AAAAGCCTGATGGTCGAGATCAGGCTTCTAATTCAAAACTTGGAGTATTGAATATGAAAACAAATTTAGCACACGAACCACTTATCCCACAAGGAGAGCTGGTTCAATTTCCAAAAAAAGAGCGACAAGCTATGTCGAAGAAAGAAGAGGGCTTTACTCCATTGCCTAATTTTATCTGTGATGAAGGTTATTTAAGTGCTTTAAGTGGTGAGGCGATCAAATGCCTTATCCTTTTAAATCGACACATCAAAGGCTTTCACGGAGATAACAAATCCATTGGTGAAGCTTTAGTTATGAAACTGACGGGCTTCAAAGACAAAAGAACAGTACGAAAAAATATGGCTGATTTAGCCAAATTTCAGCTTATCCGTATTACTAAAAATCTGGGTAAAACGACAACTTATACGGTCACATTTGAGGATCGAATTAAGCCTGAACTAGTAACATCTAGTGATACTGGTGCATTAAATGTAGTTACATTGAATGATACTAGTGTGGGTACATCCAATGTCACCACTACTAGTAACATCAAATGTCACTCTGTAAAAGAAATATATTTAAAAGAAAATATTAAAGAAATACACACACAAGAGAGCGCAGAAAAAAATTTGACTCAAAACGATACTTGGAAACCAAATCTGAGTTTCTTAAAAACCATTTTGGCTCAAACAAAATTTAGCCAACGTTGTGAAGAAATTTTATCTCTTGCTGATTTCAATTTTCATTTAGGTAATTTCAATGCGCACTGGGAAAACAAAATTGATTTGACTGAAAACCAACGTACAAGAAAATTTGCTGCATGGTTGATTCAAGAATTCGAAAAACACCTGGCTAAGATTGATCGTGCTGAAAAACAAACAGCTAAAACTGCATCACGTAATGTCAATGACGCTTGGGGTGATGTTCAGCAGTACAAGCCAGCAACCGATGATATTAACTGTGAGGGCTTGATATGAACGCAATGTCTACAGTGAATTTTGATATTCAACAATCAACAGAGTTTTGTTCTAAGCACCAAGTTAATCATGTTGTTTATCGTGGTAGATCAATCTGCAAACAGTGTTCATTTGAATTACTGGATCGTGGTCAAAAAGAACATCATCACGCAGTAAACACTATGGTCCGTGATAAACACTTTGCAGGTGCGAAATTACCACTACGCCATGCTCAAAGTGGGTTTGGGAATTATGTAGTTTCTAACGATGGTCAGCGTAATGCAAAAGCTCAATGTATGTCATTTGCTAAAGACTTCATGGGTGGTGTGGTTCGTAATCTGATCATGGTTGGTCGTACTGGTACAGGCAAAACACATCTTTCTAGTGCAGTGGCTTTAAACGTGTTGGATAAGCGCAAATCAGCCCGCTATATCACTTCTGAGGACATGGCTAATGAGATTGCCAATGCTTGGAAAAGAACCGATGACAGCGAAGCTAATGCGATTTACCGCTTTACTGATTATGACTTACTGATTCTTGATGAATACGGTTTGCACGATCGCCATGAGAACAGATTGCAATTGGTTCACAAGGTTTTGTACTCCCGATATGACGAGGGTAAGGCAACCATGTTGATTTCAAATTTCACGCTTGAAGAACTCAAAAAAGATTTGGGTGATCGGTTGTGGTCACGCTTTCAGCACGATGGTTTGACACTGGTTGAGTGTAACTGGGGTGATCAACGGATGATGCAAGGGGAGTCGGTATGAAAGATTTACACGATGATAAGACTTTGGATTGGGTTGGAATGCCTAAGGGACACGTGGCTATTTTTGAACGTATGCTAACAGTGTTACTAGTGATTAAAGAGACTCCAATTGCGACTAATGCCGAAGTACAGAAAGTAATTCATGTTTCAACTCGAACAGCTCAACGATATACATCTCAATTGGAAAGTGCAGGGTATATAAAACGTAAAGTTTGTTCTTACTCAGATGAGCATCGATTCTTTTTAACAGATAAAGCGAAAGAATTATTTAAGGTGACACTATGACAACGATAAACAACCTGACAAAACATGACAGTCGCGAGTTTAAGGTGGGAGATTTGGTGGTTAGAAGAGGAAGTATTCACTATATATCTAAGTCTTACGCATTATGGCGAGTTATACACGTGCTGCAAACCACTATTCCTTGTATTGAGGTTGCGCCAGTTACGAGGAAAGGGCGAGTCATGCTTGCTAGAGCTGGGGTTTATGTTGAACATCAATTTGATCATGCTACACCTTTAGAAATCAAAGCAGGTCACCGCATAGATGACACAACAGACAACATCACAGACATTCGCAATCACGTTAGCCCGAGTACGAAGGTGATCGACCATGAATAAATTAAGAATATTAATGCGAATACAATCATTAACAACTGCTGCTGCAATGATTGATGAGCTTGAAGGTGGTGGTCTTACTGTTGATGATACGGATTTAACAGAAGAGGCGTACGAGATTTTTCTGGCTGAGAATAGAAAATTAGCAAAAAGACTTAATCGACAGGCAGACAAACTTTATTGGTCACTATTGGAGTCAGGGTACAAGCCGGAAGTAGAACGTCATGGATAAGTTAAATCACAGAGAATTAACACTGATTAAGTGTGCTGCTGAAGATGCGATTCATGCATGTAACAGACATTATGGTCCATTTGTAGATGTTGTGGCTCATCCTTTAAATATCATTGCATTGGTTGAAATGGCGCAATCGAAACAAGCTGAGATTAACCAACTTCAATCACAGATCAATGAAATGGCAGAGGTAGGATTGAGTCAAGAAAGCGTGATTAAGGAGAAAGACAAAAAACTCAAAGCAGTTGAACAAATATTGATTGAGCTAAAAGAATCAATGACCAATTTCAAAGAAATGGATCTGTACGACAAAGGTGTTCGAGTTGTAACTGATTGCATTATTCGAGATTTGGAAAAAGCAATGCGAGGTGAGCATGAATAGCGAATCAATTTCATACATCTGTTTGACTATCTTACTTTTAGGTTGGTGGTTCAAAGAGCCATTAACTAAATTGATTGGGGGTTGAATGCAAATTCCTAAAGGGTGGCAAACGCAGTCAAAACCTGTTGCTAGGTCGGTCCTCAAGCCTAGACAAAAACATGAACCATCATTAGGTGAACGGCTCTTATGTCGTCACCTTGATGCTTTAAAAATCGAATATGTGCAAGAGTTTAAGTTTCATCCTGAGCGCAAATGGAAAGCTGATTTTCGCATTGAGGGCTATCCGATCTTGGTCGAAGTTGAGGGAGGTGTGTTCTCAGGTGGTAGGCACACAAGAGGCAAAGGCTATTCAGCAGATTGCGAGAAATACAGTGCAGCGGCAATTCTTGGTTGGGTAGTGATTCGAGGCACTACGGAGCAAGTGAAAAAAGGGATTGTTGTTGGTTGGATTGAAGAAGCGATTAAGAAGTTAAAAGTTTAAGGGGCAATTATGAACGCAGCGGTGAGAATTATGGATTGGTCTAAATACACAATTGATGGATGGCTTGAGCAATTTGGCGCATGGTGTGAAACCGCTCGTTTGAAAGGTGGTGAATTGCCTGATGGATTGCATGTTAATCAGATCTATTGGTTGATACGTGAAGCAGATAAAACGCCACGTAACTCGAAGTGTTATATCCGATGTGAGATTAGTGACTTTGAGGCAGAGCAGGTTCAGGCTTTGCTGAGAAGTATTTTTAAGAGTGATTCAATTGATTATCAAGCAAAGTATGCAGTGATGTGTTTGGTTAAGCATAAAGTGGAGAATCGTAGTCTTAGTGCAGTGGCTGAGATTACTAATCAGTCTAAAGGTCAGGTGAATATTATGGTTGGTTGTGCTAGATTCTTTATCAATGGTCGGTATAACTTTTTACAGATGGAGCAGATATGATTAAAGTTGAATCAATGTACGCAACAACATTTGAAGAGCTAGTAAAAAACACGGATGGCTTGATAAATGTGCTAAGGGCTGAATTAAAAGGATTTAGAATTATTTCTGTTAGTCATAGCAATCCAAATGAAACACACCCTAAATACTCTACATTAATTGTTTATGAGTATAATCCTTGACCGTTTAAACGCAATATGGCATATTTCTGTTATAGTGGGCGAAGTTATGGTAATCCACTAAATAAACCTCGCATTGCGGGGTTTTTGAGTATTTATAATGTCTAAAATTTACTTTTTCAAAAATCAAAAATTTTTAAACATGCTAGCTTTAACCTTAATATTTATATTTTTTATCTTAATTATTGTGCTTTCTGCAGTTGGCTACTCTAATGTTTTATCAATTGTAGCACCTGTAAGTTTATTTGTAGGTTTCTGGATTTGGACGAAACAAGAGCGAATTAAGCGAAGAGCAGATGCAGCAGAAGATTTCATTAGAAAATATGATGCATATGAATCTACTATAATTTGTCTTAGCATAGATGAAGGCATCAAGAAATATAATATATTTGATGAGGATCCAGATCGTTATGACAAGTTTATTTATCTTATTGATGAAATAATTGCCAAAAGAGAAAAATGCAGAAAAGCAAAAAGTGAATTTGAATCAAGCATAAAAATTTTAGTTCGAAGAAATAATTTAAATTACGAATATTCAGATATAGCTGAATTAATTAATGAATTTAACGGATTAAATCACTTATTACATCTTTTTAATCAAATAGAGAGACTGGAAAAGGATGGTTTAAATTTTCCTGCAATTACTAGAATATTTGATAATATCGACGCATATGTTGAAAGGCAAAATTTTGGAATGGATCCTTCAAGACCAACTATATTCGATAAACCCAGAAGTGCTGTGGAAAAACATAGTAAAGACACATTTAACTTGTTGTTATTGTAATTTGGATTATAGCTCACAGAAATGTGGGCTTTTTTGTTGTGCTTATTGAGTACTCATTTATAAAAATACTGTGCAATTAATTTTCAATAGCTTTTTATTTTATATCAATTAAGATGAATGTGATATTTAACATTCCTTTTGGGTATTTGCCAAGAGCAGATAGATGCACTTAATCAAATGAAAGATGAGTTCATTAAAAATGGTAAGGCAAGATTTAATTGTTATGTTTCGCTTTGTGTTGCTGAGAGAAATTTAAAGGATGTGTAAATGGATAGACAGGAAGCACTAAGCAATCTCAAGCGAAAAGTAATGCAGAAAAAATAAAAGCCCATAAATTGGGCTTCTAATAAAGATTTCACAGTTACCGTGATTCTTTTTAGGGTGGCGTCCTTCGTTCTTTCGATTGACTACAGACTGGTTACTGCTTCTGTCAATAGGAGTGTAAAGACGCTTTCCTACCGGCAGGAACCCTGTGCATTGAATCATCAAGCCATCGGGAAGTCCTTGCTCCTGCATTAATAATTATAAGTTTTGATTTGAAGTTAATCAATTGGGAGATTCATTTATGGAAGATATAGAGCTTCCGAAAGGGAGTGAGCCGTTAGCCAACCATCAACATGAAGAACTTGCCCAAGCTTTCATTATCACTGGAAGCAAGAAAAAAGCTGGTGATATGGCAGGCTATACAGACAAGTCAAATGCTTGGCGCGCAATGCACCGTGAAGATGTTCAAGCACGTATTAAGTTTCTTCAAGATGAACGTGCAGAAGAGTTGGGTTTAGATGCTTACTATGTTTTAAAAAGTCTCAAGTCTGTTGCTGAACGTTGTATGCAGGGTGAACTTGTGACAGATAGGGATGGTGCTCCTGTATTTATTCAGGGACCAGACGAGCAATATGCAGCGCTATATAAATTCGATCAAGCAGGTGCGAATAAATCTCTTGAGATGATTGGTAAGCATCTTGGAATGTTTAAAGATGAAGTGAAGTTGACGGGTAATTTAAAGATTCAAGCGCCAACTTTTAATATTGTTGGAGTTAAGCCAGATGGAGATAAAGATACCGTTTAAGCTGACTCCAGCTTTCGAAAATTTAAATACTTGTCTATATGATGCAATTGTTTGGGAAGGAGGGCGTGGTGGTGCAAAATCCGAAGCACTGGCACACATCGGAATTTTGGAATCGTATATTGATGATGGAGTGATTCTTTGCTGCCGTGAGATTCAGAAATCTATTGATGATTCAATCTATTCAATGCTTGTAGCTAAAATTTCTCAGCTTGGCTTAGAAGAGCAATTCAAAATTCTCAAAGATGAAATTACCAATCTAATAACTGGTGCACGCTTCATTTTTGCAGGCTTAAAGTCAAATATCACAAGCATTAAGTCAATTACGAAATTACGTGTTGTGCTTGTTGATGAAGCTGAAAATGTGAGTCAGAACTCATGGGATATTGTTCGACCAACACCTCGTTATGGAAAGGTTAGAATTTATGTGGTGTTTAACCCGAAATTTGAAACTGACCCGACATGGCAAGAGTTTGTAGCTAAAAAAGACGATCGTACTCTTCATATCAGTATTGGTTGGCGTGACAATCCTTGGTTTCCTGAATCTTTAAATAATCAGCGTTTGCGTGATGCTAGAGGTGATGCAGGGCGTTATGAGTGGATTTGGGGTGGGAAATTTTTAAAACTTTCCGAAGCATCAATATTCGGTAAAAAACTTAGACAGCGAGAATTTGAAGTTGATGAAAGTTTTGGCGATCCAATGTTGGGCGTGGATTGGGGATTTAGTACAGATCCAGTTGCAGCAATTGAAGCTTATGTGAAAGGACGCACTCTATACATTCGAAATGCAGCAAGTAGGGTGGGGTTGGAGTTGGATGATACTGCTGCTTGGCTTTATCGACACATACCCAAACTCAAAACAAATACATCGAGAGCTGATAACTCTAGACCTGAAACGATCAGCAAGGTTCAAAAAGACGAAGAATGTCCGCTACCTTTGTTGAAAGCTTGTGTGAAGTGGTCGGGATCTGTAGAGGATGGCGTAGTTTACATTCAGTCTTTTGATGAGATTGTTGTTCATCCTGATGCTGATAATTGCTATGCGGAATTAATGGCTTACAGCTACAAAAAAGATAAATTCGATGAAATCACTACGGAAATCTTAGATAAAGACAACCACTATGCTGATGCGTTGAGATATGCATTGGAACCTTACATAGCAGTTAAACATGTTCAAAAAGTCAAAACCCGAAGAATTCGAGGGATGGCTTAAACAGTTTGCATCTTTGGGTGCTTTTTTTATTGGTATTGATATGGCAGTTACAGATCAACATCCGCAATATTCAGCGGTCAAAATGAGTTGGCAACTGATGCAGGATTCAAGTTCTGTTGCTGGCGAAGAAACAATTAAGAATGCAACAACAAAATATTTGCCTAAATCTGCTGGTCAAATTGAAGCAGAGAAGCAAAGTCCATTAGGTAAAGAGATTTACGCTGGATATATTCAACGCGCTCAATACCCGTTGTGGGTTCAAGATTCATTAAGGACCATGATTGGTTTGGTTTCAAAATTAACACCCGAAATTCAAATCAAAAGCAATCTAATGAAGCACCTCGAAGAAAATGCGACAAACGATGGCTTTGGGCTAAAACAGCTTTTTATTCGAATTGTTGAGCAAATTTTAGAATTTGGTCGTTGTGGTTTATATATTGATGTGGATGATCAAGGTAAGCCTTATTTTGCTTTGTATGACGCGCTTTCAATCATCAATTGGAAAGAAAACAGTGTAGGTGGTCGAAAGGACACTACATTAGTTGTTTTAGAAGAGCAACATAATGTTGGTGATGATAAATACAGCCACACGACCAAGACTGTACAGCGTTCTTTAGAATTGAATGATGGTACTTTTGAAGTGTTCCTGCACGACGGTGGTAAAACTGATGATAAAACACCGAAAATTGGTGATAAAAATCTAGGTTTTATTACTTTTGTATTTATAGGTGCAACGAATAATTCGCCAAATGTTGGATCAATTCCATTGTTATCCATGGCAAAGGCTGCGATTAAGTATTACCAGTTATCAGCGGATTATTTTCAATCACTGCATCACACAGCGCATCCTCAACCATGGATTAGTGGATTATCGGATGATGACGAAATCAGTGTTACTGGTGTTATGGCGGTATGGGACCTACCTCTGGATGCTGAGTGTGGTTATCTAGAGATTCAAGGCGTGGGAATTGATAAAACCAAAGCTGAAATGGATTCTCAAAAGAATGCTGCATTAGAAGCAGGTGCCAAGGTCATAGATACCAATACACAAGAATCAGGTGAAGCACGTCGAGCAAGACAAGATGATCAGCACGCAAGCTTACACAGTATTGTGACTTGTGCTGCTGAAGGTATTGAGCAGGCATTAAAATATGCAGCGCAATGGCTTGGGTTAAATCCAAATGATTATGTGTTCACAGTAAAAGCTGAATTTTCTAATCAATCCTACGACATTAACTTGGCTAAGCAACTTTATGAAGGTGCATTGGCTGGTAAAAACTCGTTTTCAACTTATTGGGATTACATTGCTACTGGCAAACTTCCTGAGGGTGGGTATAAAGAAGAATTGCTAAAGGTTGAACAAGAAACTGAAGGCACATTGAATTTAGGTTAGACCATGAATAACTCGATCCAAGAGCAAGCGTTTTTAAATGCTTTTATTCAGCATCAGACTTACTTGCACCGGGCATCGAGTCAAGCTGTGAACGAGCTTTGGCAGATATTCAGTAGTCAATCGAATGAAATGGTAGTAAAGCTTCGTGATTTACTGGATGAATTGAATGATCAGGAGAAAATAGCTCTGAGTGGGGCACTCTACACTACGCCTAAGCTTAAAGAAGTTCAGAGTCTTATAAACAAGTGGTATGCAAGTATAAGTGTTGCGTTGCCTGAAGCTTTTACAGTGTCAGCAACGGCTTTTGCTGTTTACGAGTCCATGTGGTTATCCAAGGCGTTAAATAATCCAGTAAAAGAGCCTGACGGGAAAAAGCTGTATACAAAGATCAGGCATAAACCTTTAAGTGGTGGTGCTTTGGTAGATAGCTTGCTTGAAAATATTGCCACTATAGCTCGCCAAAAAGTTGAATATGCAATTCGAGATGGAATTAATTCAAGTCAAACTAATTACGAAATCGTTAAGCGTA